GGCATATAAACCACGTAAATTCTATATCGTTAAAGTAGTTGACCGTGATAACGAATCGGATGGAGTTAAATTTTGGCGTTTTAAACACAATTACAAGAACGAGGGTATCCTTGACAAAATTATTCCGATTTGGAAGGCTAAAGGTGATATCACTGACCCTGTTAGCGGACGTGACCTTATTATAGAATTGACAAAGGCTAAGACACCAAAAGGCGCAACTTACACAGTAATCCAAACTGTAATGCATGACGACCCAACACCTGTTCACACAGACGCTGAAACGGCTAAGGCTTGGACTGAAGACCCACTTACATGGATGGACGTTTACTCTAAAAAGCCTGTTGAGTATTTGGAAGCAATTGCTCGTGGAGAGACTCCAAGATGGTCATCTGATTTAGGTAAATACGTTTATGGTGATAGTTCATCTGACGAAGGTACTATCGGTGGTTCATATGTTGACCCACAGGCAGAAGCAGAACCAGATGGTGATTTACCATTCTAATTTATAAAAGGTTGGACACTAACATACACAAAGTGTCCAACCTTTGCTATTTTTAATACAAACAATTTAAACATATAGACATTTATGGCAATAAAGAAAAAAGAATTTTCGTTAGATGCAATCAAAGACAAATATTCAACAAAAACAAAATATAAAGAAACCGAGTTTTATGAAGTCGGTGAAGCTTTCCATAATAGTTGCGGTTTACCTGGTCCTGCTTTGGGCAACATCAATATGTTCTTGGGGCACTCAAATTCTTCCAAAACGACGGCTCTTGTCAAAGCCGCTGTGTCTGTACAGAAGAAGGGGCATTTGCCTGTTTTTATTATCACCGAGAAAAAATGGAGTTGGGACCACGCAGTAGAACTTGGTCTTGAAGCTAAAATGGTGGACGGAGAATGGGATGGTCAATTTATCTTCAATGATAACTTTGACTATATTGAACAAGTTACCGATTACATTAACGAACTATTAGACGAACAAGAAAAAGGTAACATTCCTTATTCACTTTGTTTCCTTTGGGATTCAGTTGGTTCAGTTCCTTGTAAGATGACCTTTGACGGTAAAGGTGGTAAACAACATAACGCATCTGTATTAGCGGATAAAATTGGTATGGGTATTCAAGCTCGTATTACCAAATCTCGTAAAGAAGATTGTCCATACACAAATACAATGGTGGTGGTTAATCAACCTTGGGTTGAATTACCTGACAATCCATTTGGACAACCAACAATTAAAGCAAAAGGTGGTGAGGCTCTTTGGTTAGCATCGGCTCTTGTATTCTTGTTTGGCAATCAGAAAAACGCTGGTATTAACCACATTACTGCAACTAAAAATGGTAGAACGGTATCTTACGCTATCAGAACAAAAATCTCTGTCCTAAAGAACCACATTAATGGATTAGGATATAAGGATGGCAAGATTATCGCAACCGCTCAAGGATATATTGCTGACGATAAAGATGCTCTTGAAACATATAAGAAAGAGTATTCACAATATTGGAACGCAATCCTTACAGGGACAGGTGAAATAACTCTTGACGAGACTGAAGAAACTTTTACAAACGAACAATTTTAATTTTAGTTCGTGAAAAAAACACTACTTGTTGACGGAAACAATCTGATGAAAATTGGGTTTCATGGTGTGAAGGATTACTTCCACAATGGAGAACACATCGGAGCTTTGTATCATTTTATGAATACTTTACGTAAATTCATAAATGAACAAAACTTTGACAAGGTAGTAGTATTTTGGGATGGTGAAGATTCTACGAGTTTACGTGGAATTCTTTACCCCAAATACAAACAAAACCGAAGATTGGTTATGGAGGACGCAATCTTTATGTCCTACTTAAAACAAAAAAATCGTATCAAACAATATTTGGAAGAAGTCTATATAAGACAATTAGAGATTAGTGGAAGAGAAGCCGATGATTTAATTGCTTATTATTGTCAAGTATCTGAAAATGAGGATAAATTAATTTTTTCGTCAGATAGAGACTTAACACAACTTATTTCTGAAAATGTATCCATATACTCACCATCAGTTAAAGCTACGTTTAAACACGGGGATAAGATTAAATTTGATGACTTTGAGTTCCCACACTATAACGTAAAAACTTTGAAGATATTAACTGGTGATAAATCAGATAATATTGAAGGTATCTATCTTTTGGGGGAAAAAACTTTAGTTAAATTTTTTCCTGAGATACTTGAAAAGGAAGTTTCTTATAACGATATTTTAACAAGAGCTGAAGATTTGTTAAAAGAACAAAAAGACAATCAAACTCTAAAGAATCTTTTAACAGGTAAAACAAAATCAGGTATTTTTGAAAAAGAATTTTTCCAAATTAATGAACAGATTGTTGATTTATCTAATCCTTTATTGAGAGATAAAGACAAAGAAGAAATACTATCAATTGTTACTGAAAAATTAGATATTGAAGGCAGAAGTTACAAGAACTTAATTAAGTATATGGTTGAGGACGGGTTGTTCAAATACCTACCAAAAGGGGATGATGCGTGGACATATTTCATCCAACCATTTATGAAGTTAACAAGAAAAGAAAAAACAAAAACAAACAAAAAATAACATAAATTATGAAAGAACAAGACATTACCAAACTGGAATTCTTGATGACGGTAAACAACAATTTTATCGTACAACGTTTTTTTAACGTTAAGGGGTATAACCCAAGGGCTCACAACTCGGCTGAGTTGATTGATTTGATGGATGGTTTCATTTCAGAATTGAAAGAAAATTTCAAAATGAAAACTGTAAACTACATGTTGGACAATCAATATCAGATTAGTGAAGACCCTGAGGTATTGAACACATCATTCACTGATGGACCTGAGTCGTTTAACATCTATATCAAAAATGGTGATACGACAATGTGTCATTATACGTTTGATGCTAAACTTTATCCACCGAAGGTAAGATACACCGTAGACATACGCCCGTTCCTAAAAGGTATCCTTTTTGGTCTTACTGACGTATTGTCAGCTAGAAATTTAACACACGAATACATGGGTTATCAGCTGTCTCGTTGATATTTATTCAAATAACAAACATAATATGGCTGACAAAAATTTTGACTATTTGGGAGAGACCTTCCAATTACAACTTCTTAACCAAATAATACTTGATAAGGATTTTTCACACTCAATTATTGAGGTGATTGAATCTACTTATTTTGAAAACAAATACTTTAGATTATTTGTTCAGATGGTAAAAGAATACTATTCAAAGTTTGAACACAGTCCTAGTTTTGAGACAATTCAACAAAAAGCTAAGAGTGAAATTAGTCAGGAGTTATTATTAAAGATAACTCTTGACACTATTTCTGATATACAGAATGTTACCAAAGAGGGTACTCAGTTTGTTCAGGAAAAGGCTTTGAAGTTTTGTAAACAACAAGAACTTCAAAAGGCTATGGATAAGGCTAAAAAAATTATTGACCATGGTGAGTTTGAAAACTACGACACTTTGGAAGAGATGGTTAGAGAAGCTTTACAGGTTGGAAACGTAGATAGAGGAACAGGGGAAGTATTTGAAAATTTAGATGAAGTTTTAGCGGATGATTATAGACACCCAATCCCTATGGGAATACCGGGTATTGACAATCTTTTGAAAGGTGGTTTGGCAAAAGGAGAAATTGGTGTTATATTAGCACCCACTGGTGTTGGTAAATCAACATTAACCACAAAGATTGCTAATCACGCTTTTAATTTAGGGTTTAATGTTTTACAAATTTTCTTTGAGGATAACTATAAAATTATTCAGAGAAAACATTTTACCTGTTGGACGGGTATTGCTCCTGATGAGCTTGGTAATCATAAAGAAAAAGTTATGGCAAAAATTGCTGAGATTAAGGAAACAATGCCAAACAAGTTAATTATGAAGAAGTTACCTTCAGATACATTAACAATGAATCAGATTAAAAATCAGATTAGAAAGTTGATTGCTGATGGGACAAAGATTGATGTAGTTATTTTGGATTATATTGATTGTGTGACACCTGAAAAGATGATGGAAGATGAATGGAAATCTGAGGGTTCAGTTATGAGAGCATTTGAATCAATGTGTCATGAATTGGATATTGCAGGTTGGACGGCAACACAGGGTAATAGAAGTTCTATTTCATCTGATGTGGTAACAACTGACCAAATGGGTGGTTCAATTAAGAAAGCTCAGGTAGGACACGTTATCATTACGGTTGCTAAATCATTACAACAAAAAGAATTAAATCTTGCAACTATTGCTATCACAAAGTCAAGAATTGGTAAAGACGGAGTAGTCTTTGAAAACTGTAAGTTTAATAACGAAATGTTAGAAATTGATACAGAAAGTACCACAACATTCTTAGGACTTGAGGAACAGAAGGAAGAAAGAAATAGAAGTAGAATTAAAGAAATTATGGAGAAAAGAAAACAAACAACAGTATAATTATTAAAACAATATGGAACAAAAAATGGAAAAAATTTTAACGGAAAATCCAAATCGTTTTGTGATATTCCCAATCAAGTACAACGATATTTGGGAATATTATAAGATGCATCAAGCTGCGTTTTGGACCGCAGAAGAAATAGATTTAAGCGGTGACCTACGTGATTGGGAAAACTTATCAGAGAATGAACAGTATTTTGTAAAAAATATTTTATCGTTTTTTGCTGCGTCGGATGGTATCGTAAATGAAAACTTAGCTGAGAATTTCTACAGAGAAGTACAATACCCTGAGGCAAAATTCTTTTATGGAATTCAGTTGGCTATGGAAAACATTCATAGTCTAATGTACTCACTTCTTATTGATACTTACGTGTCAAATGAAGATGAGAAGAACAAGTGTTTTACCGCTTTAGATAACCTACCAGCAGTTCAAAAGAAGGCTAAATGGGCTTTGGATTGGATTGAGAACGCATCTTTCCAAGAAAGATTAGTTGCTTTCGCAGCGGTTGAGGGTATCTTCTTTTCAGGTTCATTCTGTTCTATCTTTTGGTTAAAGTCTAGAGGGATTATGCAGGGACTATGTAATGCTAACTCTTTGATTTTTAAAGATGAAAACTTACACTGTGACTTCGCAATTCATTTGTTGAACAATCACGTTGAAAACAAACCGAGTGAAAAGAGAATTAAAGAAATTCTACTTTCAGCTCTTGAGATTGAGAAAGAATTTATCACTGAATCTTTACCAGTTTCTTTAATTGGTATGAACTCAA